GTGGGAAACCAGGAAAACCCAATAAATAAATATTAATCCGTGGCCTGGTGCATGACGGATGCAAGATTAACGTTTAATCTAGTTTCTTTTGTAACTCTAGTTTTAAACGTGCGACTTCTTGCTTCGCTTTGTTGATCTCTTTCTGAACGCTATCAATTTGATTGATCTGTTTTCCAACTGATCTTGATCGTCGGAAAACCATGGTGCGTTGACGAGGGAGTGATTCTGCTCGACCTCTGCTGTTAGAACGCGCACGAGACCTATTTCTGCGCGTTGGCTGAAAATACAACTGTTGACTGTTGTATCGCGTAGGCGCTTGTTGTTGTTGTTGTGGCGCTTGTCGTGTTTTTGATTTGTTTCGCTTGCGTGGGACGTCGCGACGTGATCTACCCGTTTTGAATGGTGTCTGGATAGCACCTGTAATTGCTTTCCTGGCGACGTTACTTATGATTCTCCCACCAATTTTAGCAGCTGCAGCTAGAAAATTGTTTGCTGCTACAGTTGCGTCTTTTAATTCCCAAAAGGCGCGCTCATAATCTTGCATTGCTTCAATGTTAGGCAAAGGTGCAAGTTTTTGCATACCAGCCCAGGGGCTCTTCGCTGCTGGTTGTATTTCATAACCACGATACATTTTAAGTTGTATTAACTGATCGTTGGTTATGCCTTGCGCGATGTTTGTGTTTGGTACCATACCGTCATAAACTGTCCATCCCCATGTCATTTCGTCAGACCAAAATGTGTCATAGCACGTTTTCGTTTTGCCATCAGGCGCTTTGTAAACAAAACGTTGATAATTATCATTACCGAGCGCATCGGTGAACGAGTACCAACATTCGTATAATCCGTAAGGCGAGAAGGTCTGTTTGTTATGCGATGTCGCGTACCACTTTGGTTGAGTTGTGTTGAGGCGGTTAACCATAAAGTTACCTTCCCTAGCTTGGCACGCGAAAGATCGTGTACTCATGTTTATTAATTGTGATGACGTGGGTACTACTGCACCATCACTGTTACCGCTGATGTTGTTGACTTGAGCTGCAAAGTTAATAATCTGAAACTCCATGTCCGGCGTGATGGTGAAATGATTTTGAGGTTTCTCTTTTTGTTTCGGTTTAGAGACGAGGGTAAAACCTGCCATCTCTTTAATAAGTTCACTTTCCTCAAAATCTTCAAAGTACTTAGAATATCGGCGGATGAAATCGTAATCCCAGTCGTGTTTCGCTGAAAATCTCCCACCAGAATCAAGTAAGGCCTTAATGAATTTGTGCGCTTTGGACGGTCTAGCATCAACAAAGGCAGGCACAGTACCCGTAAATTCAATGGGTGGATTAAATTGAGCGGCAGTAACAATACCAAGATTGTTAAATGCAGTCACGTTAGGATAAGTTGTTATCGAGCTATATATTGGGCGATAGAGATTAGCGTCTTTCCAAATATTGGTGACGTCGTATACGTCATTAGTGACAGTGTTATTTACATCTTGTCGCCACCCGCCGTCGACCTTAACAAAGACCATAACTGGAAAATTCATGCCAGTGGTCGTAAGAAAAGCAAAACCACTTACAAGAGTTTGCTCAACAGGGATTGATTCCTCGTTTAAAGCGGCAGCTACATATGGTCGATCCATCAGTTTGTTTGAGGCCCACTGAACAACGACTTGAGATCTAGAGTCATTGGTAGGTAAACCTTCAAAATTTGGTACTGCTGATGGAGGGTGCAAGCATTTAGTAATAAATGAGCGATCTTCACTCTGCACCTTTGTTATCGTTTGTGTTTCCGACGGCTCCACTGGGTCCGTCGTTCCCATTATCGGATTTGCTGTCGCTTCCGCCATCTTTATAATTTCTGGCAATAGTTCCTAAGATTTGTGATAATTCAATCCTCTGGATACCTTCGAGTCCCAAAATTAAAATTGGACACCTAGAGTGTGGACAACGACTGAGTCGTATATTAGGGTGAAATGCGTCGATTGTAGCGGCAATTGCCTCCTCAAAAAGGACTCGGTTAGTTGCTTCGGTCGGATGTACGTGTAGTTGTACGGTTTTCTTGTATGCGATGATATCGACAAAGAAAAATTTATGTTTAGCTTCAAGAACGGGATGTATAGACGTTACAGTTAAACCTGCTTCGGTGACGTGTGACATTATCTTTTAAATTAAAATTTATATAAATAATAACCTGTAGGTAGAAGAAGGTTATAGTTTTGACGTCGCGAGATGTTGAATATAATTTATATATTTTGTAATGTTTTATAATCATGTAATTTAGGATTTAATACTTGTTTACTAGTTTCGATTAAAGAAGAAAATTTGAAATCTTTTGCTTGTTTCAATGTATAAAACATGACGCGTAGTTCGTCGACAGTCAATTTATTTTCATAATGATACATTGATTTAACTAAACCTTCTTCTAAATGCGCCTGATTTACAACGACATCCGTTGAGCTAAATGCAGATTGCTGTGCTTCTTCAAAGTGTTTTTGATCGCGATATGCTTTACCGAAAAATTTTGCGCATTTGCGTGCTAAATCTGGGAAAAATCCATAATTGGTGATCAGAAATCCTGCAAATTCACCAACATCGGATTTATGTAGTTTGACTTTATGTCCTGTTTTACCTAGCAAATCTTGACCATATTTGGTTAATTTGACGTCATCGCATTTCACAAGTGAATCATCACCTTTGAAAAGAGCATACTGTTCGTTAGTATACTCGAAAATTGCGTACATAAGACCCATATCAACCACTGTGTTCTCCGAAATGGTAAAAGGGGAACCACTGATTTGCCTAAATTTACCGCGCAACGAAGTTCTGCCTTTCTTATTAACATTCACCATTACCCACGCGCTACGGTAAGCATTAAACCAAGCAATTAAAAAAGGGTTACAACCCATAAATTGCAGAATCAGACCAGTTGTTTCTTGCATGAATTTGAGAAATCTAGAATCCCATTCTTCGACATCTGCACCTGCATACTTGGCTCCTTTAGATGTAATCTTTTCAAACTCAGCCACTAGATGTGATATTTCTTCATCTGATCCATGGGTGGCGAGTATTAATTTACGACCATTTTTCTTTGCGACATTGCGCATTTTATCGAGCATTAAAGAAGCAAAAGAAGCAAATATTAAGTTTACTTTCTTTGAAAACGCAGCGACACCTTGACCTGCTTTGAGCTTTGCATCGAAAAAGTCAGAAGGATCGTATTTGCCTTGTCGTTTATTAACGAAAGTCAAAACTTCATCATAAAAGTTCATAGGTTGACCGATTTCCTCCCAGATCTTTTGTTCTTGACCGCCTATCATTTTTTTGCTTAATCTTTCGACATATGCGGCATGATGTTCTCGCAATTCTTTTTCTGTGCATTTCATATCCCTTTTGAAGTGATGTAGCGAATGGTCATTACCATATAAAGCTTTCACGATGCCACCGATAACTTTGTTAGTTGCGTACTTCGCAGAATTATGTTTTAACTGTCGATTCTTTTTAGTATACCTCTTAAGAAGAGTGTCAACAGTTACGAAACTATCATCACTAACTTGGTGTCTGATATACTCTTGCGTTTTAGGGAATACATAAACTTTATTTTCACGATCGATAGGTAAAATTTGTTCGGTACTAGTTTTAAGCACACCCTCCCCACCGTACTTGGGATTTGGATCATTAATATAGTGAATATTGTGTGGTGTGTTAAAAGGTTTTAACAATTTGTCAAGGGATGATAAAGTGATACTTTCAGAAGCTAGATCTTCTGCGACTGGCGATTTATGCACTTGTAATTTATTAGAAAAATCGTCCTTGACAAAAGTTTCGGTTATTACACGAACGTTGGTTAATTCTTCAATAGTGGTCATTGCACAACCCTGAACATGTAAGTATTTGGTAATAGCAGTCGAATTACCATATAATACTAGCTTACCCGTGCATCGGGTGAGTGCTGTGTACACAAATTCAGGTTGGCAAGTCATGTTAGTTAAAACCGCTTGGTCACTTATATAAAGTATAACGGTGTCATCTCTAGAGCCTTGAAAGGTGGTAACTGTGTTACACTTAAAACCTTTAGAACATAAATCTTTGCAACAATCATCATTAAAAGTCAAGAACTGAAAATCTTTCAATTTA